TCTTGTCGTGGCTGCATGCACCGACTGGCTCGCTGGCAAGTGGAACGGGCGCCATACACGGCCCGGCACGATGTCGATCTATGGACTCGGATTCGCCATTTCGACGGTTCTGATGTGGAAGGCAACGCAAGGATGAACACACGCACACACCCACCGCTGTTCAAGCGGTGCGACATCTGCGACGGCTGGTTGAACGTCGGTTCGATCCGCACGCAGCGCATGCGCTACGACGACTGCGGCGGCACCTGCACCGGCTGCATGGCCTTGGTCGGGAACGATCCGGACGCTATCCTGTCGCTCGCCCAGTCCGAGGATCAGTGGGACCGGGCTATCGCTGCTCGCGCCATTCTGGAGGCCCCATGCCCAACCCCAACAAGTGTATCCGCTGCGGAGGCGTGGCTGGACCGACTCAACAATTCTTCTGCGACCCCTGCAACCGCCATGGAGAAAGCGCCGTGAATAAGCCCCACGACCCCGTGAACCACCCCAGCCATTATACCAGTGGCGGAATCGAAGCCATCGACGGCATCCGCGCCGCTCTGGGCGACGAGGCGTTCATCGCGTTCTGCCGTGGCAACGCGATGAAGTATGCGTGGCGTGCCGGCAAGAAAGGCGCAACCAGCACGGATGTCGCCAAGGGTGCGTGGTATCTGCGCAAGGCGGAGGAAGTCGCCAGGGAGATGGAAGCGCAGCCCCAACTCCCGCTGGAGCCTGCTCCCCAGCCCGCGCCCAACCTGCCCCATGAGGCCCGCAACGAAGTGCTGCTGGCGCAGGCCAACCACATCGCCGCACTCGGCACGGTCTTCGAGGAATACGCGGAGCACCACCGCCGCAGCCCCCAGCCCGGCGCCAAGGAGAAGGCCGAACGCAACCAGGGACGGGCTGCCGAGGCGTTCGACATCGCGGCACGGCTCCGCGCCTGCGTGTGGACGGGAGAATAGCACATGTCCGTCACCCCCGAAGGCAAGACCAAACAACACATCAAGAATCTGCTGGATATGGAGGGGGCGTGGTGGTTCATGCCGGTGCAGATGGGCTACGGCACGCGGACGCTGGACTTCCACGTCGCTCGCCCAGGCGATTGGCAATTCGCTCTGATCGAGGCCAAGAAGAAAGGCGGCGATCCCCGCCCGGCGCAGTGGAAGGCGATCCGTGACGCCCGCGCGAAAGGAATCCGCGTGTTCGTCATCGACGATCAGGAGGCGGACGGACTCGACATCAAATACGAATCCATTGCCGCCCTGCGCGCCTGGATTCGGGGAGAAGGCCCGTGAGTCTGCTGCGCAATCTTCGCCCCGGCATCGAACTTCAGGTGCCGGGGGTTCGTGACCGCGACCAGCATATGTCCGTCTCCTGGCGGAAAGCGGGGCGGGGCTGGGTGCTGTCGGTGGGCTTCGCCAAGACGATTGCCGTGGCGATGGGGTTCATTCTGGAATCCAAGGCGCGGAATATCTGTGAGGTCGGCTACGACGAACGCACAGGCGAACTGGTGATCGTCAACGGCGCCAAGGCCCCCGACAAATCGCTATGCTTCCGCCTCGCGAATCGTCGCGGCTCCCTTGTGCTCTCCATGAGTCCCCGGTGGCTCAAGGGCTACGAAGTGACCCACGCCGCCGAACGGTGCGCGCACCGCGTTGTGCTGGATGGGCCGATTCCAATGCTGACCGTGACCCTTCCTGATTGGGCAGCGCCCAAGCGTGCTGGATTCACCGCCGCAAAGAATCGTGCAACCGACGCCGCCGACGCGGCCCGAGCAAAAATGGCTGACCCCAATGCGCGTCCAACACATCCTACCCCCTTCCACACCGCCGCAACCCGCCCGTAGGAACTTCCACATGTCCAATCGTCAGCGCGAATCCAAGCGCAGCCCCCACCAAGGCAGCGGAATCGGCGGCAAGATGGCCGGCGGCAACCCGCATCCCGACCGGGGCCGCGAGGAAGACGACTACTACCCCACCCCCGCCAACGTCACCCGCGCGCTCATGCGGGAATACCCCGACCTGAAGGGCAAGCTGATCTGGGAGCCCTGTGCGGGCGACGGGGCCATGGCCACCACACTGCTGGAGGAAGGCGCGCGGCAGGTGGCATGCACCGACATCCACCCTCGCCCGGCGGTCACACCCGGCCTCACCATCCGCGCAGCGGACGTGTTCGGGTTCACCAAGCTGCCGGCAGTGGATGCCATCGTCACCAACCCGCCGTTCATGCTGGCGGCGCGGATGATCAACCACATCTTGGGGTTGCCCGGCGGACCACCACCATTCCTGGCGCTTGTCCTGAAGGCGACCTTCTGGCACGCTGCCAAGCGCCACCGGCTGTTCCAACACTACACCCCCACGGCGATTCATCCGTTGCTCTGGCGTCCTGACTTCCTCCAGAAAGGGGCGCCGACGATGGAAATCATGTGGTGCGTGTGGGATCGCGCCGACGCTGGCACGGAGCCCATCTACGCCCCGTTGCCGGCACCGACCTGATAAGCGGCTGAAGCACATGAACGCAACCTCTCCCCGCCCACCCGCCATCGTCAGCACCAAGCACCGACGCCTCGTCGTGCCGTTCAACGCCGCGCTGGCGAACCTGACCCCGCACGGGCTGCCGTTCGTTGTGGGCGGGGAGCAGATGCTGGCGGTGCCGCACGACTACACGCACACGCGACTCGTTCGCAATTTTGGAATCGACGCCCCGGCGCCGGTCCTGCACTACTACGACTGGTCAGGGTCCACCCCTTTCGAGGCGCAGCGGCAGACCGTCGCCGGGCTGACGACCCACGAGCGATTCTATGTCCTCAACGGCATGGGGACGGGCAAGACGCGCTCCGTGATCTTCGCGTTCGACTACCTGCGCAAAGCTGGTGAGGCCAACCGCATGATCGTGGTGGCTCCGCTGTCCACGCTCACGATGACGTGGTTCCGCGAGGTCTTCTCCGTGGCGCCGCACCTGAAGGTAAACGTGCTCTACGGCAGCCGGGACAAGCGCCTGCGGCTGCTGGCCGACCCTGCCGACATCTATGTCATCAACCACGACGGCATGGACATCGTGCAGGATGAAGTGATGAAGCGCACCGACATCGACGTGGTGTGCCTCGACGAGTTGGCGGTTTACCGCAACGGCACGTCGAAGCGGTTCAAGCGTATGCGCAAGCTGCTGGCGCACAAGAAGCGAGTCTGGGGCCTCACCGGCTCTCCCACCCCGAACGCCCCCACCGATGCCTGGGCGCAGGCGCAGCTTGTCACGCCTTGGCGCGCACCGACTGGATTCGCTGCGTTTCGTGAATCCGTCATGTATAAAGTGACGACGTTCAAGTGGGTGCCCAAGCCCTCGGCGCTCGCCACCGTGCGGGAGATGATGCAGCCTTCCGTGCGATACACCCTCGACGACGTGGTGGAGTTGCCCGACCTGATTATCCGCACGGTGCCAATCGACCAAGGGCCGTTGCAGAAAAAGGCATACGATCAGTTGGTGAATCATCTCTACGGCCAGTTCGCGGCAGGCGAGGTGACGGTGCAGAACGCCGGCATCCTGATGAACAAGCTGCTTCAGGTGTCGATGGGCTGGGTCTACACGGATCAGCGCGGTGTGGTGGAGTTCGACAACGATCATCGTCGCCAAGCACTGCTCGATGCCGTGGAGTCCACAGACAACAAGGTCATCGTCTTCGTGCCGTTCATCCATGCGCTGGATGGAGTGGCGGCACATCTGCGGAAGCACGGGACCGAGTGCGAAATCGTCTCCGGCCAGACTTCGCAGTCGGAGCGGAATCGCATTTTCGGCGCGTTCCAGAACAGCACGGACCCGCGTGTCGTGGTTGCCCACCCGCAGTGCATGGCCCATGGGCTGACGCTGACGGCAGCGGACACGATCATCTGGTTCGGGCCGTTCGCCTCGCTGGAGGTCTACGAACAGGCCAACCAGCGAATCCGCCGCGTCGGCCAGAAGAACAAACAGCAAATCCTGTTGTTCTCTGGCACAAAGGCAGAATCGAAGTTGTATCAGCGCCTCGAAGCCAAGCAAGGGGTGCAGAACACACTTCTCGACATGTTTCGGGAACAAGCCAACCCCTAGTTGCGAATGATTCGCAACTAGAATCCCCCTTGACACCCCCGATTCGTTATGGTAAGATATGCAGACAATGGAGGCCAACATGGACGACAAGGTAACGACGACTCCCGCACCGGGCGCGGAATCCAAGCCGCCGATCCAGAAGCGGCTCGCGCAGTTCATCGCGCTGCGTGATCGGATCAAGGACATCAAGGCGAAGCACGAGGCGGAGTTGAAGCCCTTCAACGACGCGCTGCTGGCGCTGAACGGCGTGCTGCTGGAATACCTCAACCAGACGGGCGCGGATTCCTTCGTCGTGCGCGACGTGGGCACGTTCTACAAGTCGGTGAAGAAGTCCGCGACCATCGCGGACAGCGAGGTGTTCAAGCGGTTCGTCATCGGCGGCGGGCACTGGGAGTGCGTGGACATGCGTGCGAACGCGCCCGGCATCGAGGCGTTCCTCAAGCGGGAGGAAATGCTCCCGCCCGGCATCAATTTCCGGCAGGTGGCGGTCGTGGGCGTTCGCCGTGCCGGCGCGAAAGACGAGGACTGAGAACCCTCACCGTCTCCCACACCGACTGAACTGATTCACCACACAGAGAAGAATCAACATGACAAACGCGCTGACCCTCAACCCCGCCTTCGCTGCCGCCGCGAACCGGCTGGCGGCACTCGATCCCAACTGGAACACGCAGCAGTCCGAGTTCTCCGGCGGCATCCGGCGCGGCTACGCGGTGGTGTCCCTGCGCGGCAAGGTCTGGCGCATCACCCACCAGGGTGTCGAGCGCGTCGTGACCCGGCTGGACGGCAGCAACGATCCGGCGTCCACCCTTCAGGTGGTCATCATCCGGGGCGGCTCCGATCTGGCGAAGGTGTTCTATGCCGGCGGCTATCAGGACGGTGCCAATGAGGCGCCCGACTGCTTCTCCAACGACGGCATCAAGCCCGACCGCAGCGTGGCGGCGCCGCAGTGCGCCACCTGCGCGGCCTGCCCCAACAATGTCTGGGGCAGCAAGGTGACGGAACAGGGCAAGCCCACCAAGGCGTGCTCCGATTCCAAGCGGCTGGCCGTGCTGCCGCTCCCGCAGGAAGGCGTCACCGGGGACGATGCGCTGGATGCGCTGGACAACGAGATGTTCGGCGGGCCGATGCTGCTCCGTGTGCCGGCGGCTTCGCTGGTCGATCTGGCGCAGTTCGACGCCAGCATGCGTGCGGCGGGCTTCCCGCTCTACGCCATCGGCGCGGCGCTCTCCTTCGATGTGAATCAGGCGTTCCCCAAGCTGGTCTTCAAGGCGCTGCGCCCGCTCACCGAGGACGAGTTCGGCGTGGTGCTGGAGCACCGCGATTCGGATCAGGCGTTCGAAATCGTGGGCACCCCGAAGGGCGGCGCGGCTGCGGCGGCTCCGGCGGCTCCGGCGGCTGCTCCGGCGGCTGCTCCCGACGCGGGTGCGGCGGAGGCTGCTGCGAAGGCCCGTGCGGAGGCGGAGACGCGGGCGCGGATGCAGGCCGAAGCGGCTGCCAAGGCGCAGGCGGAGGCGGCTGCCAAGGCGCAGGCGGAGGCGGCTGCCAAGGCGCAGGCGGAGGCCCAGGCGGCTGCCCAGGCCACCCAGGCGGCTGCCCAGGCCACCCAGGCGGCTCCCGTGGGGCGGCGTCGTCGGGCGGGCGCAGCGGCTCCGGCGGCTCCGGCGGCTCCGGCGGCTCCGCTCGGCGGCGGCGCGACGAGCGCGGAGTTGAACCAGATGCCCGCCGGTGTGAACATCACCGTGGGCACTCCGGCGGTCCAGACGCCCTCGGCTGGCGCGGCGGACATCGACTCCGTGCTGGACGATCTGCTGAACAACAACTAGCCCGCTCCACTCGGTTCGGCTTATGGCGCTGGAGGGGAGGGGGGTGCTACACTCCCTCCCCTCCTTGCATATGGGGTAGGCATGTCAGGATTTTCGCTGGGGGCGCCGACCGCCGTAGGCGCCCCGCCGACAGCGGCAGCGGCGAGCACCATCACCGATTTTCTCAACCGCGTTCTCCCGTCACCGGCTGGCCAGGGCCGTGCGATTGGGATTCACTATGCCAGTAAGAATCCGGAGTATCTGGCCCGGCTTGCGCAGAACAACAAGTCCAAGGACAGTGTGCCGATTCCTGGCCGCGCGTTCTACACGGTGGCGGATGCAGCGAAGTATGCCGCGAACTACATGGGGCGAATCAACAGCGACCCCGTGAACAGCGCCGCCGACCTCTATTTCTGCGTGTCCCTCTGCGGCAAGGAGGTGCTGAAGTCGCGCGAGGGCAAGTCCACCCTGATGAACACGCGGCAGCGTGGCTCCATGGCAGCATGCAAGATTCTCTGGGCGGACCTCGATGTGAAGCCCGGCGCCTATGCGGATCAGGCAGCCGCTCTGGTGCATATTGATTCGCTCGCACAGGCCGGCACGATCCCGGCACCGACCGTGAAGGTGTCCAGCGGCTCCGGCGTTCACGTCTACTGGGTGCTCGACCGCGAACTGGGCGTCGCGGAGTGGTATGCCCTCGGCCCGGCATGGTCGCAGTATCTCACCAAGAACGGCGTGAAGCACGACCAGAACGTGGCCTCGGATGCCGTCCGAGTGCTCCGCCTGCCGGCAACGCTGAACATGAAGGATGTAGCGAATCCACTGCCGACCTCGATCATCGGCACGATGGACCCGACCAACATCCCAGTGACGCGATTCGAACAGTTGCTGGGAGTCTCGCTCGCTGCGGCGGCAGCGGGGGTGCGCCCCACGACCCCGACGATTTCGGGCGCCTCGGCTGTGCAGGTGGCCGCGCAAGGCACGCAGCTTCCGGCAGCGTTCAACAATGTGGTCCCGTTCGCACCACTGCCGGCGCAGTCCGAGTTCTCCAGCGGAATCGATACGGAGCATGTAGGGCAGCCGGTGGACTTCAGCAAGGTGCTGGCCAACTGCCCGACGCTGAAGGACATCCATGCGCGCGGTGGTGCAGGCGATTCCGGCGTGCTTTGGGGGCTGGCGATCCTGGCGTCCACCTTTGCACCAGCAGCAGAGGCACGGCGATGGGCGCATGAGTTCGGCAACCAGCATGCGGACTACACGTTCGCGGACACAGAATCCAAGTTCGACCAGAAGATGCAGGCGCGACTCGCCAGCGGTGGGCGAATCGGTTGGCCGTCGTGCAAGACGTTCTCCGCGAGCAGCCCCATCTGCGCCACATGCCCCAGGCTGCCGGTGGGCAAGACGCCGTTCCATGGTGCCCGTGATGATTCCGACATGCCGGAGGGGTATCTCCGGAAGAACGGTGAAATCATGGTCCAGACGCAGGACGCGGAAGGCAACACCGTGGTCCTGTCCGTTTTCCCCTACGGCATCCTCGACGCCTACATGGAGATGACGCCGAACGGCCCGGTGCTCAACTGCGAAATTGTCCACGCCAAGAATCCATCGCGGCGCCTGATTCTGCCGGTTGGCGTGGCGACCTCCTGGCGCGATACGGCGCTGTCCCTGCTGGGCAGCGTCGGCGTGGCACTTCTACCACATCAGATTCCTTTGGCGAGGAACTTCTTCGTGAGTTACATCCAGCACCTCCAGAAGCGCGTGGCCGACGTGGCGGCACGGGACGGCTACGGGTGGACCAAGACTCGCAACGGCGACCTCGGGTTCGCCTACGGCGGCAAGGTCTACGGGCCGGGGAGCAGCACGGAACTGGCGCCGCCCACCGACCGCGTGCTGGCGTCCCGCTTCAAGCCGGAGGGGGAACTGGCGGGGTGGAAGCAGGCTGCCGACCTCGTGATGGGGATGGGGCGCCTGGACCTCCAGTGCGTCATCGCAGCCAGCTTCGCCGCGCCCCTGATCTACTTCTCGGGCCAGTCGGGCGTCATGTTCTCGGCCTTCTCCCCGGAGTCGGGCGCGCAGAAGTCCTCGGCCATGAAGGTGGCGCTGTCCGTGTGGGGCGACCCTGTGGGGGGCATGTCCCGACTCGACGACACGGTGAATCATGTTGGGAAGAAGCTGGGGCAACTCCGGCACCTGCCGGTGTTCTGGGATGAACTGCACCATCGCGAGCAGGCGGAGCAGTTTGCCAAGCTGGGCTTCGCCCTGACCCTCGGGACTGAGAAGGGGCGGCTCAGCCAGAGCGCCGACATGCGGGAGGCCGGCAGTTGGGCCACCATGCTGGTGGTGGCGTCAAACCCCGGCGTGCGGCAGGTGATGTTGGAGGGTGGTGCCGGGAACTCGGCAGCGGGGGTGAACCGCCTGTTGGAGATTGAAGTGCAGCCGGTCAAGCTGGCGTCCTCGGCTTCGCAGGCCAGTGCCGTGCTCGACCAGACCCACCACAACTACGGCGTGGCCGGCGCGCTCTACGCGGAACTGCTGGCCAATGAGGGGCAGGCGCTGAAGGGCCGACTCCTACAGATTTCCGAATCGCTGGAGAAGGCGACGGGCTCCAAGCCCGACGAGCGGTTCTGGATTCTCGGTGCGGCGGCAATCATCCTCGGCGCGCTGCTGGCCAACAGGCTGGACAGTGGACGACTGATGCAGTTCGACGTGAAGGCCCTGGCCGGCTACCTCACGCGGGCGATCCAGATGCAGAAGGCGCAGCGGGCGCAGGATGTCCACGACTTCGATTCTGAGGACTTCGCTGTCTCCGTGGTGTCGGACTACATCAACCACGCCCGCCTAAAGAACGCCTGCCTGGAGACGGATACCGTGCCCAGCGGTGCCGGGCGCCCCAAGCCCATCGAGATGCGTATGCACCCGGATGCGGCACGGATGATGAAGGCCCCGTTCCTCCACATCATCCAAGACGACGCCATGATTCGGATGACGAAGACCGACTTCCGCGACTGGGTGGTGAAGGAGAAGAAGCTGCCCATCGACATGGTGCGGAAGGCGCTGACTCGATATGCCGCGCTCACCGAGATTCGGGCGCGCTGGGCAGCCGGCACGTTATGGTCGGGGCCGAGCCAGAACATGCTTCAGATCGACGTGGGGGTGGCACGCACCCCGCTGGGGGCGAGGTTCAACATTGGGCCGGTGGCGGCACCGCAGGCCCAGGCACAGCCAGGAGGGACGCCGTGAGGGAGGGCGGTGGCAGCGACCCGACTGAAGCGTTTGAAGGTCCGTGCCAAGTGTGTGGGGGTGGCGGCTGGATAAGCTGGTTCAACCCGGCACTGGATGGGCCTGCGTTTCGCGAGTGTGAAACGTGCAGGAATCCCCACGACTTTCCATCACCGTAGGAAGGACGCCATGAGACGCTGGTGGCGAGTGTTCTGGTGCGAGGTGCTGCATCGAGGCGGCACCATCGACCGCGATCCGGATGGCCGAATCAATTGGAGGTGCAACACATGTGGGAGATGGTCCGACCATCCTGTGCCAGTCGAAGACGAGCGCGCGTTCTCACTACAAGCAAGGAGCAACCAGAATGACCGAGAAAGACTATAAGCGCCTGACTGAAATCGTCGCGGATTCCGTGGCGCATCCGAGTCGGCTCACCGCCTGGGAGAACAACTTCATCGCCGGAATCCAGAGCGGCATCGCGATCCACGGCAACGCCATACGAATCAGCGACAAACAATGGGAAGTGCTGACGCGAATCGAACGGAAGGTGTATGCGACATGACGTGTCCCATGGGCGGCCTGTGCTGCCGCTGTAGTCCCTGTTCCTACCTCCAGCCACAAGCGGAAACGGACGAGTTGTCCGCTGTAGTCGATGCCCTGCGGGCGGAGGGGGTGGGGGCGGTGCTGGTGCGGGAGCGCGCTGCCTGCTGCGGCCCCAAGTGCCTCCGCCCGGAGGGCGACTGCGTGTCGCATACCTACGGGCGGGGTGTCCTGGCGCGGCTTCGAGAGGCTGGATTCACGGTGGTGAATGTTGATGCATTGCCGGAAGGAGGCACCGATGATGCTCCGCTACTATAGGACGGCTCCAAGCCGTTCGCTGCTGGAAAACTTCATGGCGCACCCCGTCCGCCTCAACGGGCGCCTGATGTCGCGACTCCAGGCTTCAGTGCAGGTGGGGATTCCACTCGCGGCAAAGTTGAAGAAGGTGGACCGCCCGCTACCTGCGGGCTACCGCCGCTTTCGCTCCCAGCCCCGATTCTCCTTGACGGACTGAATCCGCAGGTTTTTCGGGTCATTGGTGCCGCCGTGGTCCAGCATCTTCTTGTGGTCCACATCCTTGCCCTTCAGGGCGGCGGCACCGTGCTTCTTCTCCATGGCGGCACGTGCGGCGTTGCGCATGGCGCGCTTCTTGATCTGCTCGGGCGTGCCCTGGTAGTCCTTGTAGTGCTGCCGAATCTGCGCCGGGGTGCGGTGCGAAGTCGGGGAACGCTTGCCTGCCATCTATCCTTCCTCCACCCACCCATCCGCTACAAGGCCGCAGCGGACGCACATCGGGGCACCCGCCTTTCGTAGCATGAACAAGTCGCCGCCGCAGCAGCAAACCCACACCGGCTCCGTGGGCGGCGGCACGCACAGGCCCATGCGGACCCCCTTCATCAGCGAGCACACCGGACACTCGAACGCCAGCGTCCCCGGCGGGGCAACCGCTTCCCAGGTATGGTTGCAGTGGAGGCAGCGCGCAGGCCCAGCCAAGTGCGGCTCCCTTTCATCAGGTTCGGCAGGCGCGCGGCGCCGCTCCGCCAGATTCACCACGTCACCCATGAATCACCTCACGTTTGCGAAGTCGCCTTCCTTGCGCAGCGCCTCGCGGCCCTTGGGTAGATAGTCGGCACCGCCGCTGGCCTTGGCACGGCGCTTGGCCTCCTGTTCCGAGGCGATCAGGTTGGCGCGCGTGATTCGTTCCGACCGCAGTTCCGCCGGCAGTTTCTGGTTCCACTCCATGACCCGCTGCCACTGCTCTGCGCGCTGCTCCGGCTTGGCCTGACGCCAGTTCCGGATCATTTCCGACCGCTCAGTGGTGAGGCGGCGATTCGCCCCCTGCACCGCCTGCCGGCGCTCGTAAACCTCCGCCGTCCAGGCCGGGGTGAACCCCAGGCCCTGAATGATAGCGTCGCCCACGGAGAACTCCCGCCCTTCGTCGATTCGTTCGCCTTTCTTCGTCGTGACGCCTTCCTCGCTGAAGCGCATGGCCTTCATCACATCGCGGGCGCCCTTGGGCACCAGCGCCTCGCCAGCACGCCCCAGGTCGCCGTTGGCAAGCTGTGCCGGCGCACCCAGCCAAGCGGTGAGCATAGACCCCGGCGCACCGAACACGAGGCTGCCGGCATACTCCATCGTGGACCGCTTTTCGTAGTCGCGCAGGTCGTTCACGAACAGCAGGGCGTTGAGGCCCATGCGAGAGTGGAGGTCGACTCCAGCAAGACGTGGGAGTCCGCGCGCCAGCACTTCCCCAGCCTCCTTACCGAACGCCTCGGCCAACCCCTGCCGCACCTCCTTCTCCCAGTCCCAGGGCTCGTCTGCACCCATCGCCAGGGCCACCGTGCCCAGCACCACCGTGATGGCTTCGGTCGGCAGCCCGAGGGTGCCAGCGACCGCCACGTGGGCACCCATGACGTAGGCCAGAGTCTTCATGGCCTGCCGGCGTTCCTCCTTGGTGGCGCCCTTGAAGGACTGATACACCTGCCGCGCCAGCAGGGCATAGACCGCCTGCGCATACTTGCGGAAGGTCATCATCGGCGCGATCCAGGGGTAGCGCCGGCTGTCCATGTAGCGCGCGGTGTTCGAGGACGAGTAGTCCGCCTGCGACTGGTCCACCACCTCACGTGCCGCCAGGACCGCCTTGTCGTGGTCCCCCGACTTCTTCATCTCCAGGCGATAGGCTGCGACGGCACTGGACGTGCGGTTCACCACTTCGACCGCTGCCGGCATGGCGCGGGTCAGGGCTTCAAGCTGGCCCAGCTTGCGCCACCCTGCGGAGTCCGCGGTGACTTCGGCACGCATCAGTTCCAGCCCGGCGTCACCATCTACCAGACCTTCCGCTGCCAGGGAGTCGAGCATCTTCGTGAGGCCCGCCCCATCCGGCAGCTTGGCGAGGCGATTCCGCACTTGCTCAAGAATCGGCTGCTGCTCCCCGGCAGCGCCGGTGATGAACGTCCGCAGGGCGGTGCCAGTGTCCTTCACCCCAGCCTTCAGGATCGCGCCCAGGCCGATATCGCGGGTCGCCTTGGCAAGCGCCGAAGGCCCAGCCATCGCGCCGTAGCGGGCTGCCAGGATCGGCATCGTCAGCATCCAGGGCTGCGTCATCTGGATCGCGGTATAGGACGGGCTGGCAAGGAAGTGGATGAACGCCGCCGTCTGCACGCGCCGCACCCACCGCCCAGCCGTGCCAGGGTTGTCCAGTGGCGGCTCCAGCAGCCGCATCTCCATCTCGCGCAGCCCTCGGCGGCGAGCCAGCGTGGTGCCATCGTCCGCGCTGTCGTCCCGGCGCCCTTCGTTCGTGATGCGGTTCATCTCGGACAGCGCCGAGGTGATCGTCAGTCCGGTGTCGATGCCGGCAGTGAAGTTCGCCACCGCCAGCCCGTAGTTGGACATGACACGCCGCACTTCGCGGCTCGGCCCCAGCACATTGCGGCGACGAATCAGCGTCGAGTTGAGCGCCCGATTGGGCAGCGTCATCAACATCGCTTCCTGTAGCGAATCGATGGCGTTGTTCTTCTGTTCGTCGGACAGATTCTTATCGCTCTGGATCGAATCGATGATCTTGGCGAAATCCGCATCCTGAAGGTCCGACCGGCGCTGGGCGGCAGTCTTGCGCAGGTCCACGTCGCTGACCTTGCGGCCCGATTCCCGCAGTTCACGTGCGGCACGGTTGGCCTCGGCCTCCGTCTCGAACATGGCCATGCCGTTCACCTGCTGGCGCACCACCCACTCCGTCTTGGCGGTGTCGCGCTCGCGGGTCTTCTTCAGCGCCTCGCGCTCAGCCTTGCGCATGGCGCGCTGGAGGTCTTTCGGATCGGCACGCTCGCCCAAGGCGTCCTTGGCCTCGCCCTGGAGGTCGAGCATGATTCCAAGGTCGGGCTCCAGAATCTCGTTCCCATCCTTGTCGTAGTGCTTCTGCTCCGTGCCCATCACGTCATAAGGCGTGCTCTGAGCGAATCGCTCAGCCTCGGCTTCGGTGCCGAACGTGACGTATTCCTCCGCCGGCTCCTTCCACGACACCACGAAATCGCCCTGGCGCTGAAAGGGCACATACGGCCCGTCCAGCTTGGCCCGATGGTGCGCCTTGACGATCTGGCCGAACCAGTCGTCGCCCATCATCTCCTTCTGCTCGTCGGTCATCTTGTCGGCCAGTGCGTTCTCCCGCATCGCTGCCACCATCTTGGCGGCTTCGGCAGGAGTCTTCACGCCGCCCGGCAGCGGATTCTTGTCGGGATCGCGCTGGAAGTTGTTTACCTGCTCCAGCCACCAGCGATTCACCACGTTGGCGATGATCGAATGGACGGCATCGCGGTGCCCTTCGGCTGCCGCCTTCAGCACCTCATGGTAGGCGGCGCGCTGCTCCTTGGACAGCCGGTCGTAGCGGGCCTTCAGCGCAGCGTGGCGCTCGCGCATCTGCGCCTTCTTCTGCCCTGCGCCCATGGCGTGCTTGTTCCGCCCCTTGGCGTCCAAGGGGGCGTCCGGATGCACCTGCGCCATGGAGGCGTCAACCAGCAGTTCGCTCACCTCGCGCTCTGCCTGCGCTCCCAGGCTCACCAACTGGCGCACGGCGGGGATGAACTTCTCCATCCGGTTTTCTGCGATCTGGCGGCGCTGGTTGTTCGCCACCACTGCGACGTGCATCAGGTCGCCCTTCGCATCCGGCGCCACCCAGTCCATGAACTCGGTGCGCGGGAAATGCTTATCCAGCCAGAACTCGATCTGCCGATTCGTCGAGAAGCCGAGTCCGACCTTCTTCAGCCCGCCCCCGATGTTCGCGAGGAAGGATTCGCTGGCACTGACTGGAATCGCGTCGCGGACCAGCCGGGAGAAGGCGCTGGTAGTTGCTTCCAGCTTCTCCACCACACCGTCGGATTCTTCCTTCTTATCGAATCGCCCAGGAGCAAAGTCTGTCGGGGTGGCACGCGGGCTGGTGTTCTGAACCGGCACCGAGGCAGCCACATCCAGCAGTGCGTTGGTCGCGTCCAGCGCAGTTTCCAGCATCGTGCGCTGATCGCCCTTGAAACCGAACAGGCCAGCGATGGCGTTGACGAATCGCTGCCACATGCTCGGCTGATTCAGCGACTGGCGCTTCATCCAGTCCTGAAACACCTTGTTGCTAACCGCGTAGGCAATGAACTCGTCGAAGTCCTTGTAGGGAGAATCGAGCGAGATGTGGGCCTTAACCTCGGCGCGGACCTTGGCATCGCGGAACACATAGGACTGGTAGGCTTTGTAGAGATTCGCAAGCGTCTGGATGTGCTCGACGCCGGGCTTGCCCTTCAGGCTCCCCACCACGGTGCCGTTGAGAGACAGGTTGCCGTGGAACTCGCCCCAGCGCGACATCAGCGCGGCATGCAACGCCTCATGGACAATGGTGTAGTCGTTGACGCCGTGCGCCTTCTGCCCCTTCGGATCGAAGCGAAGCCAAACCGTCACCCCGCCGTTCTTCTCGATTCGCGTCACGCCCAGCGCGTGATTCAGCGCAGCGGGGAAATTCCGCTTGTCCGTGCCGGCGTAGTCCTTGCCGTATTCGATGATGTAGAGGGGAATCCCGTCCATCAGCTTGGACAGCCGCCCGGCAACGGCACGCAGGGCGGGATCGCTGGAGTGCTTGGCGATGGCGTCCAGGGCACCCGCGAAATCGCCGGCACGGGCGCGCTCGGCGGCGGGAACGGTCTGGGCGAACACCTTGTCGCCCATGGCCCAGGACAGCACGGCGGCGCCGATCCCGCGCAGCATGCCGCGACGGGTGACGGTGGGGGCCTCGGCCTCCAGCTTGTTGGTCGTGCCCTTGGGACGCATCGCGGCAGCGGCTTTGCGTGCCTGGATATAGGCAGCAATGTCATCTTCGCTCGCCTCGGCGGTGTCCTCCACCTCGCGGGTCTGGCCGCGATCTTCCCCACCCAGCAGCCGGCCCGTGTCGCGCTCTTGGCGGGTATCCGCCAGCGCCGCGCGCTCACGCGCTGTGGCAGCGAGCCGGCCCAGATCGGCGCCACTCAGATTCACATCGTCGATTCGAGTCTGGTTCAGCGCCTCGGGATCGCGTTCCTCGGTGATACCTTCTTCGCCCGGTGCCAGGGCGGTTCCGGTGGAACTGTTCTCGATGGCTGCCGTCTCTGCCAGAAGCGAACGCGCCGACTTTACGTCGCCGGCACGCGCCAGCGCCTCGGAGGACTGATAGTTCTGAAGCATTTCGCGCGGGGCGTTGGCATCCAACTCTGCCGCATCCGAGAAGAACTCGACCAACTGTGCTGCGTCGGAATCGTCGTCCTTCGAGGCGCCGATCTTTTGCAGCATCAACGTGCGCAGGCGCTTAGCCTGCCGCTGATCAAACTGCTCCCGTGCTTCCTTGGTTGCCTTCGCCGGCACCTGGGTGGGCTCGACGCCAAGGGCACGAGCGAGGGCGCGCTGCGCCTCACGGAATCGCTCGACGATCTGCTCCTTGGTCTTCGTGCCGGTATAGGAAGGTGTGGAGGCGCCTACGCCAGCCATGACGGCGGCACGCTGTTCCGCAAAGCGGGCCTTGTCCGCTTCGGCCTGCTGAGCCAGATTCTCGCGCGTAGCCTCCACCACCTCGGCACGCTTGGCACGTTGCTCGGCGCTGCCGCCACGCGATGCGCCCTCCACTGCCGCCTTCAGTTCATTGAACCAGTCCAGATTCACCGTGTCGGTGCTGGCAAGCGCCTTGGACACACGCTTGTAGAACTCCGGTAGGCGCTTCTTGTCGATTCGCTTGATGTGCTCCCGCACCTTCTCCGTGGCGTCGCGGTCGCCGGCTGCGGCATCCATGATGTTCTTGTTGCTTACGCGCCGGGCAGTGGTGTCCTGCGCGCCTTCGAACTCCGTTTCTGCGTTCGTGGTCGCGGCGGCTCGTTCTTCCAGCGTGGTCCGCAGCCGACTCGTGCTGCGTTCCAGAATCAGCGTCATCAGTTCACGCACGGACTTCGTGCTCGGGTCGCCAATTTCCCGCTGCGCGTCGGCCAGGATTTCATCGACCAGGGCTGATACCGTGGCGTCGGATGCCTGCTCCGTCTCCGGGCCAAAGATTTTCTCGCTGGCCAGCTTGGTGCTGGCCCGCAGTGAATCGCGCGCCTGCTTCACGGCGTCGGCCAACCGCTTCTTGCCGCCAGCCTTCAGCTTCGAATGGTTTTCCTCGGGCGGGATGACCTCACCCTCCAGCACGGGCTCCGCAGTGGTGATAGCGCCCGATACGGACTCAGGGGGTGTGGATGTGGGCACCACAGCCGTGGACCCCGCAGGGGCGGGCGCAGCCGCCTTCACCTTCTTGGCACGCTTCGGCTTCACCGCAGGCGTCTCAGTCACGGGCGCTACGGGCGCCGCAGGAGCCGGCTGTGCAGTGTTGGGGCCACCCCCTTGCCCTGGCAGTTCGCCGGGCAGCGCCGCGCTCTCCTGGCCGGGCGCCACGGTCTGCGGGCGGGGGGTTCCAGGGATCGCGGCGCCGAACGGCATGGCCTCCTGGCGCGGGTCCGCGACGGTCCCCATCACGAAGTCCATGAACGACGGCGCGGCGGCAGGTGCCCCCGGCTGGGGGACGCCGATGCCCTCCAGCGGGAGGATGTTCTGGCCCATGGCGTCGGTGCCGGCACTGCGCGGCCCCATCTGGCCAGACAGGAGGTCCGGTTCGAAGGAAGTCGGCCCCATGGCAATGATGGGCCGGGGCGCCGGGCCGTAGCCTGGAGGCACGGGTTCTTCACTACCGGGCGTGCTACCCGGCGTGCCGGGCATGCCCCCCGCAGGCGGCGTCGTGGCGTTCTTCGCAGCCATCGCGGCGGCAACGGCGGGGTCCACCGGGGCGCTGGGCTGGGACGCGGTGCCGGTGCTGGGCGTTTGATTCTGAGTCGCTGCCAGAATCGCGGGATCGACGGCACCGGGGGCAGGGGGCTCGCGCGACAGCATGCCACCAAGAGCACCCATCCCCGCGCCGGTCACACCGCCGCCGATCAGGCCACGCACCGCGCCCTCGGCCACCTCCTTGAAGTCGTAGGGCTTGCCCGTCAGGCGCTCGATGGCGCTGGCGGAGAAGTGCTGCGTGGAGCCTTCGTCGATCAGTTCCTCGCTGCCCTCGGTGACGAATCCGGTGCCCGCACCGCGCAGCACGCCTCCCTTCAGCGTGCCAGCACCCAGCCTCCCCAGGAACGGGCCGGTCGCAGCGTTCACTGCACCGGATACAGCAGTCGCGGCGTTCACATAGCCGGAGGCCACCTCACGCACCGTGCGGTCGATGGCGGTTGCCGGGTCGAGTCCCTGTTGGCGCAGGCCCGCGTAGACCGGATTCTTCATCCGATCCGATTCATCCAGCTTCTGAAACTCGGTGGCGACATCGTTCCACACCGAGCCGCCGCCCAGGGCACCGCCCGTTGCGGCAGCCACCACGACGGCAGCAGGCACGGCGTAAGGTCCGGACATCGCACCCGCGATGATGGCAGGCACGGCGGACACCAGCGATCCGGACATGGCGACGGCCTGCGCCGACGCGGAACCGAGGAAGCTGCCGAACGATTCCCACGCGGACTTGTCGGAGTCGCCGCCGAGCCACTGCGGCATCGTGGTGAACTCGCGCCCAAGCGCGGTTTGCATCTGCGGCGACATGCCCTGCGCCAGCGATTCACTCGTGGCGCCGAGTCCTTCCCGCGCCTTGGTCAGCGCACCGCCGGAGCCCATGATGTATTCGAGGAAGCCGGCAGCCGCCCCCGCTGTGCCGACCGCGCTGGAGGCGAACCCTCGGGCGGCGTCGCCCATGTAGGAGCGCGGCTGCGGGTCCGGAATGTCGGGGATGACCGTGGGGCTGCTCCCCACGATACGCCGAATGGCCCCCTCCGGAATCTCACGTTGCGGCGCAGGCCGATTCTCGTCGGCTACCGAGTCCGTGAGGTCGGTATCCGGAATGACTGTCTCGACCATGGTAGGCTCCTACCGACGCGGCTGGACTGCGCGGGCGAGCGCATCGGCGTCCACACCGAAACTGTCCGCCACTTCCTTGATGCGCGCGGCGTTGATCCGCCCGCCACTCAGCAACAAAGCCTGCTTGGCGGATTCCATACGTGTCGTTGCGCGCTGCGCAGCCAGGGCCGACACGTCAGGCGGCGGCATACGCGCTTCGGCACGCGCCGCAGCAGCGGACACACGGTCCAGCGGGGCCGGCGTGGATGGAGTCGCTGCCTCACGAGGGCGGGACGCACCCACCATCGACTGGAGCGCGCCCGGCGTGCGGGCAGCAGGCGCTGCCGGCGGCGGTTGAACCACGTTGCCCTCCATCGGCGCCCCCGGCTTGGGGCGCGCCGTCTCCGGCACTACGCCGGGAATCGTCAGGCGAACCCCGGTGCGGGTGTCCATCAGACCATCCGGATTGTCCTCCAGCGGCTTGTTGGGGAACGCCTTCCGGTAGCGAGCCAGCGTCTCCATGATGACGCGCGGCGGGATATTCGGATTCTTCTGGAACACCGCCAGCGACTGAGCGGACGCCCACTCCACCTCGGGCGCGATCTTCTTCGTGTTGGGGTCGGGCGCGGAGAACTCTGCCTGCGCCGCATCCCACGCCTTCCACTGATCCGGTGTCAGCCGCTGGCCCCGCAGCGCCGCGTCCTGGCGGTCCCGCTGGCGCCCACGTGCCAGATCGAGTCGTTCATCCGTGGTCCGCGCCCCCTCGGCCGCAGACGCCGCCTTGGCTGCACCGCTACCCGACATGGACGGCAGGTGGTTTTCGTAGGCATCCTGCGTAGCGAGTAGACGCGCTTGCAGATTCCGCATCGTGCCGGGGCTGGCGCCATTCTCCTGCGCGTCCGCGAGCGCGCGGCTGGCAGCGATGTAGTCGCGCATCAGCTTCACGCCTTGCGCGTCGTTGCGATCAAGCGCCGCCTGCCGCTCCCGGTCCTCCTGGCGCGCGGTCTGCTGGTCTGCACGCAGCTTCTGGTTGAACTTCAGTTCTTCACCCCGCAGCGCCAGATTCCCAGCCGCTGTCGCCTCCGAGGCTTTGTTGTGGCGCACACGCTCCGCTTGCACGTCCCTGTCGAGATAGTGTTTCACCGTCGCCATCGGGTCGAGCAGCATCAGGCCGAACTTCTCCACGTCCGCCTGCGCGATGGGGGTCTTCGAGACAGTCTTACCATCCTCTCCCTGGACCTCCATCTCCAGCCCGCCCTTGGTGGCGCGGAAGTGTCGCTTGGTGCCATCCGGCAGGAAGGACACGGCGCCGTTGAGCAGGCGAGCCGCCCCCTCCATATCCCCCTGCTGGGCCGACGCCACGGCGAACGCGACGCCCTGCTGAAGCCCGGTGATTCGCACCTTATCAATCGTGGCGAACACCTGCATCGCCTTGTCGGACGGCAGATTCTTCAACGCGCTGAGAGTCACCGACTTGAGGAACCCGTTCCAGTCCTCCTTGGTGAATGGACCCGTCTTGTCAGCGCCACGCGATTCCTGCACCGCCTGCACCAGCCCCGGCACCTGCGCGCGCAGCGCGGGCAATTCCTCACGCTGGATGGTGCCGCCCGTCTCCAGCGCGCCAGCCATCACCATCGTGGTGAGGGGTTCGTCGTTCTTCTGGACCGTCTCGAAAATGCGCTGCGTCGTGCGCTCGTCGAACGGGGACGATACACCACTGGCCGGAGGCTGTTCCTCCGGCTGGAGCGCGGACGCGACGGCGCTACCCTGCGGCGTCACAGGGGCAGGAGCGGGGGCAGGCTGCGCCATGGCACGGGCGACGGCGCTGGCGGGCGCAGGGGCGGGCGCAGGGGCGGGCGCAGGGGCGGGCGCAGGGGCGGGCGCGGGCTCGGAAGCCCCAAGCTGCGGGCGCGGCTGGCTGGGCGCTGCAACGGGCGCCTGCACATTACTGGGGCGGAACTGCTGAGGCGGCACATCAGCCGCTGGCTGCGTGAGCGCGCCACCACCCTGCGGAGGGCCAGCGGGGCGCGGCTGGGCCGCGACATCACTGCCACCCTCGACGGGTGCGGCCTGGACTGGTGCCGGCGCGGCAGGCTGGGGTGCCTGCGGGCTGGGCAGCGTGATTCCATACTTCGCTGCTGCGGCGGTCGTCGCTTCCGTGTGTGCGTCCTCGCCGGCCTGCTCGCGCTCCATCTTGGTGGCGAGCGCGCCAAAATAGCGCCCGCGCGTCATCGCCCCGTAGGTGTCGGTGAACGCCTTCGCGAAGCCCTCGCCAAAGGATGCCATACCCGTGATTCCTTATGGACCGCCAAAGATGCGCGCGAGCGCACTGGTCTTCCCGCTGCCCGGCATGGCGAGGCTGGCGCCGAGGCCGAGGACACTGCCAACGATGGAACCCATGCCTGCCTGCGACGCGGCTGCGGCCTGCTGATCTGCCGCATAGGCGCTGGCCTGCCCATCCATGTTGCGCCCCCAGTTCTGGAGGAATCCCTGGCGCTGGCCGCTCCACTGCACCCCAGTGCCCATCGTGTTGGCGCCCGAAGCGGTCGTGGCGAGGTTCGACTGCACGGCACCGCCGCCCGAGTTCTGGGCGGTCTGGTATGCCTGGGCGACGTTGCCGGGAAGCCCCTTACCGATGTTGATTGCTTCACCCCGCAGGGCACGGCCAATATTCTCGGTCTGAACACGCGCGGCGTTGGCGGCACCTGCCGCCTGGGCTGCCTCCGCAACACGGACGACTCGGTCGAGCGCACCGAATCGGGCGGTGGAGGGATCGACGCCATAGCCCTCCAGTTGGGCCAGGGCGCCCTTGCGCTGGCCGTCGTAGGCCATTCGCACGTCGGACATGGCGCGGCCCGCCTCGACCTCCTGGCGCTGCGGCGTGGCGTAGTCGCGTGCCTCCGCAACCAGGGAATCCTCGACGGGCTGGAAGACCGATTGGTAGCGTTCCCGCGTCTCCGCACCGGCCAGCGCCTCGCGCTCCATGGCCGGCATCATCACATCAAGGAATCGCTGCGTGACGGCACTGTCCTTGGCGTAGACCTCCTTCGCCCACGCAAGCTGTTCGCGAGCAATCTGGGCCGACAGTTCCGCCGCCTCGCGATTCGCCGCCGCTACCGGCGCGTAGTCAGGGGCCTCCGCAGCCCCACCCTTTCCACCGCCCATACCGACCCTCCATCAAGGTCCGAGGCTTAATATTCAGCCACCGGCACTGCTCGCGAGTCATTGATACTACGACTGCGGCCCCTGATGCAAACATGTCAGGGAGGATCGCCTCGATTTCGAATCCCAACCCCATGTCGAGCCCAAGCGCATGCGTGTTTGCTTGCTCGACTACACCATACAGCCGAGTGCATCCCAACTGGTTGAACCCATAATCGAAGACTACCCACAGAAACGTCGGGGATGCCCAGCGGCCCCCGCACCCTGCCATATGCAACCAGATGGCCGTCTGGGTGTAGTTCGTAAACAGAACACCGCCTCGGACATAGGCAGGACTCTCCGGGTCTACGGAATCGTCCACGACGCCGATAGTGTTGTCCACGGCTTCATTGAATACGCACTTCGCGCGTTCAGCGATATACTGCCCCACCCGTGGATCGTTGAATACGATCCGATTCATACTGCCGTTCCGTCCGCGTAACGCCATACGGCACCATCGCTGAAGATCAGGTGCTTGTTGGCGGTCGGATCGAACAGATAGAGGACAGTGCGGGGGTGCGCCGAGGCAGCCGGCAAGTCAGCCTTGAAAAACATCGGCGGGCGGTAGGGCAGCAGTTGGGCCACAGCCTCGCCATAGGTGAACGCGCGCAGCTTGGTGTCACCGCGAACGCCGATCAACACCTCGACCACTTGCTTCAGCGCCGCAACGGACGCCCGCAGGGATTCGACCTCGCTGGTGGGATCGGGAATCGACGGGTAGTTAAACACGTTCGAGTTCCTTGGCTGTCTCGGCAATCTGGACGCTCAGGATCGGGACTCGCGTCTTCAGGTGAATCCGCCAGACTTCCGCCTTGAACCCGGAGGTGGGGCGGTAGACGATTCCGTTCTCGACGTAGCCCTGCCAGACCAACCCATTGTCCGCGTAGAGCGACAGCAGAATCTCCGCACCCTCCGGCAGTTCAAAGGTGGCAGGGGCGGACTCCACGCCGGGCCAGAAGGGCCACACCGGGGCGGTCGGATTGTCCGGTGGGGGATCGCCCCACGTCGGCGCTCCGTTGATGGCGGCGCCGTTGACGAGGTTGTAGCCGACGATGCTGGCGTAATCGGGCCACGGCGCCCCGACATAGGGCACCGGCTCGGTGAAGATGTCGTCCGTGGAGGAATCCGTGATGTAGTTCGGATCGACCAACACCAACAGCGCGCCGAAGTTGAGCGGCTTGCTGAAGTGGAAATCCTTGCTGGCCCATTCCGCCGTGACGAATCCGGAAGTCGGGTTCCCCCAGGCATACACCTTGTTGCCGACGATCATGTGGGCCTCGGAAGTCCACGGGTCGGTCCAGATGTTGTCCATCGGCTCCATGTTGCCCAGCATCGAGATGCCGGCCTTCATGTCGCGCGGATCGAAGCAGAACCCCCCACCGGCGGCGTCCAGGGCGAGGTATTGCGAATCGAAAGACACCGCCGCTTTGATTCGCGGCACGAAGGACGAGTTCCATTCATCGCGGCCGATGGCCTGCCGGGTGACGCTGTTGGTGCCGGCAGGGGTGACAAGTTGCAGGCCATTGCGCGAGGCGTAGTAGACGCCCTCGGGCGCTTGGACGATGGATCGCGCCTCGATGCAGGGGTCCACCAGCGCCGACTTCACCGCCTGCATGGAGTCGGGGCGCGCACCCACATACAGCACCGGGGCGGATTCGGTCAGCACAACCAGAGTCTGGTCCACCACCCCACAGCCGATGATCCGCGAAGCGGTCGAGACGACATACTGCGGGGGCCAAGCCCAAGGGCGGTAGGGCTCGCTGAAGAAGATGTCCTTCCCGGCCCAGGCCACGAAGAATCCGTTGGGCATCTCCACGATACCCTCCACGTCATCCGGCGGTGCCCAGGTCTGGGATTCGAGAATCACACCTTCCGACACCACCACCGAACTGAGCCGCGTGTCGCTGTAGGTTGCCACATTCACAAGCTGCTCCGCGACGCGGTAGAACACCGCCCCCTGCGTGCCGCTGATGGTGCGGTAGATTCGCATCTTGGTGATGCCGTGGTCGGCGGCGAAGGCGGGATCAACCAGGGCTGACAGATTCCACGACGCATCATGGAACGCGCTGGCGGACACTGGCGGGGACGGCGGGCCTTCTTCCCCAAACAGATTCACATATGTGTAGACGTATGCGCGTGTCTCGGTCAGCGTGGCGCCCCCAACGGGCGTCAGCGTGGGGGCGATAGCTGGGGGCGGCACACCCAGCAGCAGCCACGGGTCCGCATCCTTCACGCGCTCCAGGCTGTTCACTTCCAGCGGCGCAGCAGTGCCGGGCTGATTCTCGTCCAGCTTGAGGAATCGGTTGAAGGCGTCATTGACCAGGGGGTTGGCATGCACCTTGCCGTGCCGCGACAGCAGGCCGACCCATACCGGCTCGTCGGGGTCCGTGGGGTCCGGAATCCGATACGCCTTGCGGAAGGGGCCTCCGCTCACGAAGTCATGGAGAAGCTGCGGCTGGCGCACGCCCCGCAGTTCTCCCGAACGCAGATGGGTATTCACGGCAGCGGACGCCATGTTGTCGGGCAGAAGCCGCGACGACACCAACGGAATCATTCCGCCGAAATTGGCAATCCGCATGCCGGTCATTGGGTTACTCCTTGGAGTTCACCACCGCGCCATCCGGCACCGCCGCGCCGAGGCCCAGAAGGGCCAGCACGAGGTTGGTGATCGTGTCGCGGTGCTCGGGCGCCAGGGTCGGGCCGAAAAACAGGAGCGTGATGGCCACCAGCGTCACGGCAGTGGACCGTTCGTTGGCGCGCTTGCGGAGGAAATCCATCATGGTGCAGTGTCCTTCTTCGATTCTGGTTCGGGCGGCGAATCAGGCGTTGTCTTCTTGGCTTCCACTTTCGTGGCTTGTTCCTGAAGGGCGAAGCCATAGCGCGCGAGCAGGATGTCGATCATGCGGGGGCCGGCATAGGCAATCGCGATGACGACAGCGTAGTGCTGAAACCCGTCAACCCCAAGCGCCTCCGCAACCCCCTTCCCGACAACACCCATACCACAGGCGATGGGGATTTCCCACAACAGCGACCAGCCCGAAGGCCGGCGCGATGCACGCGCGAGCGCGAGCAGCCGTCCGATCATGCCAAGCCCTCCTGCGGCAGCACCTTGGGCGGCGAGGTCCGCCACACCCATATCATTGAACGCCATGTGCTGCCTCCGTCTATTTTCGTGCGAACGTGGTGTAGGCAGCCGCCATTTTTGCATCATATGCGTTCTTTGCATAGTCAGGACCATTATAGCGCCGGGCAAATTCTGCCCAATTGAGGTCGATCAAAGGTTTCGCAAGGCCATTGATTCGGATGAAACGGACGAATCCATCAAGCTGCCCCGACGCCGACAGCATGCAGTGTAGGAAGTCGCCCAGGCTGTTGTAGCGGAGCATGCCCCAGTTGAAGCCCATCACCTGAAATATGCCCCAGGAGCACGACATCTGGGCCTCGTCGGGAGCCAGAGCCTTGGCATCCTCCAGGCGGGTATACTGGTGAGCGCCGGAGGCCCCATACAGGCTGCGGTTCCACCTCGGCACCGCGAGCGGGACGCCGAAGCGATCCAGGGCAGCAGGGAACCGGCCCTTTGTCAGCCGGTAGAACACATGCGCTTCATAGAGAATCGTCGGGCGCCCATCCGGCAGAAACCCGGAACCGGCACTCTCGACGTGCGCTACAGCCTTCACCGCCGCGATGGAGCACCCCAGCTTCTGCGCGGCTTCTTGGTAGTCGGCTTCGACCAGCTTGGTGTAGGGGGCGTTCATGGCTGCTCCAGGGGCGGCACGAGCCGCTTGCTGACGTAGAAGGTGGATTCGTAAGCGGTCTTCGGAATCGGGGTGTTCTCGAAACGGTAATGCCATGTGCCGGGAAGCGTCAGCGCGACAATCCCCACACACCGCGCCCCATCATTTCGCACAGGCACTTGCCGCACGCTGCCATCCGGACGCACAACGAGCAAGCGCACGGACACTGCCGAGACTGGATTCCCAGCGTGGTCCGTCAACGTCGCGCCGAGGCGTAGCGAGCCCCCCTCATGGTAGGAGTCTACCGGCGGACGCTCTGCGCTCTGGCCTTTGGGAATCGCAGCCATCATCTACACTACATTGGCATAGAAGTCGGTGAGGTAGAGGTTCGGACACGCCACCGGGTCGCACTCGCGAATGTTCTGCCAGTTCAGCACCAGCATGTAGTGCGTTGCCCACTCGGGGGCACGACCGCGAGCAACCCGTTCGTTCGGGGTGTCGGGGACAACCGCCTCCGAATACCACGTCGCGTAGTTCCATATCTCCCATGGGTGGGCTGCATGGTTGATGGTGATGTTCTTTTCGCCCTGATATAGCGCCTGGGAGAGAACAGGTCGTCCATAGGAATCAGTCCACGTGCGGCGGACCCAGAAATTGCGGACATAGATCAGCACATTGGTCTGGGTGTAGGTCGCCTCGACCGCTGCCCCACCCGCGTTCGCCACAGTGGAGGTCGCGGCGTTGCCGACTCCAAGGTCGATGGTGAATCGAAAGGCGTCCAGCCGCTCCACGACCGCGTGCGTCGCGTTCCACACGGCGTTGGCCACACCGCCGGGGTTCCCGGTAACGCTCGCCAGCGTCACACTCCAGCCAGGGCGCGGGCCGTTGCCACCAAGCCACTGCACGTGCTTGTCTTCGATGATCGCGAGGGTCTTACCCTCGGAGATGTTCACATAGATTGTGTCGCCCGCAAGCGGCAGCCCCGACGTAAACGGGCCATGCGTCCGATTCGCCTTCACTTCGGGCTTGGAGAACCAGAACTCCGGCAGCACGATTTTCCCCGCGCGCACCGGGATGAAGACGCGCAGTTCGGTGCCGCCCGTATATACTTCATTGATGTCCAGCGCCAGCGATGCGTTGCCTGCGGTGCGGAACACGGCGCGATCCACACGGACCTCTTGCTCCCACGGAATCAACCCGCGCGAAGAAGGCGCCTCGGCCCCGCCGGGCGAATGTGCGCTGAAGTCGATTCCAATTTCATCCTCCGGCCCCGAGAAGCCCTGGTCCTCCCATGTGCCCGTGCCGGCAATCCCACCATTCCCAGCGAACGCATCCATTTGCTGGTTCCGCAGCAGCATCGTCGGGAACAGCGGATTGCCCGGCCCCAGGTGGTTGTTGAACACGATTCGCCCGGCACCAACCCCCCAGTCTCCGGACGCGGTGAGCAAGTTGTAGGCCCACACATCACCAAAAGCCACCGTATCCTGGGTGGTGTTCACTCGAACCGCATGCAGGCCCCCACGGTGCCCGGCACCGGACTGGAGCCATTCACCACTCGGCATGATCATGTAGGAGCCGCCGTCCAGATCGACCAGAGGCTCGCCCCAGGCAACCCCGCCATCCACCACAGCAGAGCCGCCAACACCATCCGTGACAGTCTCGCCATGCAGGAACGTGCCGGATAGCACCTCAACGACAACGGAGGGGGTGCGCTCCGCCCAAGGGTTCCCCTGGCGATCCGAAATCAGCACCTTTGCCGTGGCGCCGGAAGTTCCCCCAGTGATGGTGCGATTCCAGCCCAGCGGCGAATCCACCGTCGAAAACCAGATTCGCGTCTCGGAAGCGTTGAACTCGAAATGGTGGTTGGTGAAGTTCAGGACCGCACCCTTCCGCCCGCGCACGAGGACGCGGCAGAAGTCGATGGACGTGCCGACGAAGTTCCACTCGGCACCGCCGGCTGCATGAACGGCGACACCGGAGTTGAAAAGGATGCAGTCGGTGAATCGTAGGTTCTCACCCGCGTTGCGCACTGCCGGCTGGAAGTAGACGCACTCCCCGCACGCACCAATGGTGACAGCCGTATGACGAATCAGGAACGCCTGATCCGAGAAATGCACCCCCCGGAAAAACTCGCGGATATGCACGTTCACCAGATTCGCACGTGCGCTCTCCCCCGCGAAACTCTTGTGGAGGAATCCGGAGATGAACGGTCCTGCGAACTCGGGGTTCTGGAACCCATACCGTTCGTCGCCCCACCAATCGCGCTGCGCCGGGCCGACGATCTTGAAGTTCCGCAGTTCTGTCTCGTCATACTGCCTGCCGGAAACGAAGTCCCCAGAGCACCACACCGAGAAATTCATCAGGAACGGGCTCAAGCGGACTTCCTGCACCTCCCAGTCGCAGTTGAATCCGGAGAACGTCAGCCACGCCGTCACTTCTTCCGGCGCCTCGATGTCAAACTCCATCCACCCATCGAAGGGAGAGGCCACCGTCGCGCCCGCCGAGGAAATGGCGTAGAGTGGATCGGGCCACGCCCACCCACCCAGACCGGGGCCGTCCTTGAAGAACCCCATGCCAAGCAAGCGCGCACCCCAATACCCCTGGCTGGCGCCTTCCGACAGCTTCACCCGCGCCCGCACTGTCCACTTGCCGGGCGGAATCGTCATCTGCTGGCCGAACTGCCCGAAGTGCGATTCCCCAGGCGTGAACGTCACGGGCGGATCGGTGAAGGTTGCCTTGCCCCCAGCAAACACAACATCCACACGCGGCGCCAGAATCGTGTTCTGCCATCCAGTCGCGCCGCTGTTGAAGCTGGGATTCGTGACCAGATTGCTCCCGTCATCGAGCACTTCTTCCTGGCCCTGGAAGGACCATACGCACCCGCGACCGTCCCACTGCACATGCCCGTTCCACACGGCGATGGTCTTGTTCGCCACGTAGACCGCACCGGGAGTTCCACGCACCTCTCCGCCGGCACGAAGCGCGGCCTGAAGCCCGAGCCAATCCATCTCATTCCCGATGGAATCAGCGAACGCATACATGCCGTTGTTCCACTCCTGAAGTTCTTCCAGGGTGTCCACGCCGAGCACTTCGAAGGCGGGATGGCTCTCGCCGTCCCCGATGGCGCCGAACTGCTCCGGCGTGATATACACGTCAGAGACGTTCTGCGTCTGCACCAGCGACACGATGTCGCCCACCGTGCCCCGATACGTCGTCGCGGGCGCTCCCCGGCTGACGGCGATCTGGTCGGTGAGTTGCAGCGGCGAGGTCGCCGGCAGTTCCCCGATTCGCCAGTTGGTCGCAAGAGTCGGCGCGCTCCCACCGGGGCCGGGCAGCGGCGGCACCCCGCGCTTCTGGACCGAGAAGTATTCCTCGAACACGGCGTAGGGCTCAATCGTGCTTTCGAAGCGGTAGCGCCACGTCCCGTGTCGGGTCAGATGCACCGTGCCGATGATGCTGCCCCCATCCAGGCTGGTAGTCGCCAGATAGCTTTCCGTGGCGTCAGGGGCAAGCACGAGCATCCGGACGTTGGATGGGTCCACAGGGTTGCCGTCGATGTCCAGAAGGCGAGCGCGAAAGGTAGCCGTGGAGCCTTCGATATACTGCGCGCCGGTAGCACCAGACATTGCAGGATTCCTTAACGGTCAAGAATCGGCCAGCGGGGGAACCATCCGGCGTGCGACCGAGAAATGGCCTTCGTATGCTACCACAGGCGGCGCCGTTGTCTCAAACCGGAAACGCCACATGCCTGGGGTATCGAGTTCGATGACCCCCACAGCCGTGCCGTCCACGATAGCCACGCTCTGGAGGAAGCTGACTCCGGTATTGGGGCGCAGCACCAGAAGCCGAATACCTTCAGGCGACACAGGGGCGCCGCTGTAGTCGGTCAGCCGCGCGACGAGGCGGGCGGAGCCTCCTACAACCAGGGATTCCTCACTCGAACCGGACATGGGCTACTCCTAGGCGCGCGACGGCTGCTCTGTCACGTCCGAGAATACACTGGCAGGCCCCGAGGACACCAGTTCGATCCTTCCCACCGTGGATACGACGGTTAGGACACTGAAGATGCCGTAGAGCGCCAAGAGGTCCGCGAACGATTCGCCCGTCGTGCCGCCGGCAGTGATCGTCTCGGAGAATACCATCCCCCCAACGAAGGAATCCCCAGCCGACAGCGCGTCGAGGAAATTGGCTGCAAACGTCGCCGCCGCGCCAAACGACTCTCCTACCAGCGACGAATCCGACAGGACCGCCCCAAAGATAAGGCTGTAGGTCAGCGACTCGGCAGCAGTTGCGGAATCCGTAAAACCTTCAGACAGCAGCAAGCCGCCGATGAATGATTCTCCACCGGACCCTGCGTCAGTCAGTGTGGCGATCAGCGTTGCCGCAGCGCCGAACGACTCGGCACCCGCGCCGGAATCCACGATGGTCGCCGCAAACGCCACCGTTGTCGCGTAGGATTCCCCAGCCGTGCCGGAATCGGATGTCGTGGGCTGCATCACAGCGGTTGTTGCGTGCGACTCCCCAGCCGCCCCAACCTCCGAGAGAACCGGACCAAAGGTCACTGCGGCACTCACCGATTCCGCACTGGTAACAGAATCGCTCAGCGACATGGAGATGGACAACCCAGCCAGGAACGATTCTGCTCCGGTTGTTGCGTCGGATAGGGTAGGCACGAAGGTGCCTGCGATGGTGAACGAGTGGTCGTTGGTGGCGCCGTCCGAAATCGTTTCGTTGTATGTGGTTGTGCCGGCGACATAGAAGGCGCCAGCCGAGAACGAACCGGATTGCGTAACGGTGTTACCGATGAAATCAAGCGTCGGCCACACTGCCTGCACATCGGAAGGCAGCCCGGCCCACGAGACAACACCATGTAGCGCCCCCGCGCTCTTTGGGTATTGATTCGTGGAACTCACGAACATGTTCGCGATGGTGCTGTTGTTCACATCGCCGGCACTATCGAAGTCGCTGGTCCAGTTCGTGCCGGTGAGGTTCGAGACGTTGTAGTTGGTCGGGAAATCCGCTGCGCTGATGCCTGTCCCTGTGAAGGCGCTCGAACCGTCCGACGTATGGTAGATCGCGTTTCCGTATGCCTTGACCGCGATCTGGCTACCAGCCCCAGTAAGAAACGTTGTGCCTCCTGACCCAATACGAATCGTATTACCGAGAATGAAGGCGCCGCTGCATGCCTGCCAAAACACCATCCCATTGACGTTATCAAGGCAATCCACAACACAAGAACGCAGATGGATTCGGCCCGCAGCCGCCCCAGTAGGTCCACCGTTGAATACTGGCTCGCCGCCGCCCGTTCGGTCTGCAAAGATGCAGCGGTCGATGTAGACATGCCGAGTAGCGCCGCTGGCAAATCGCAGACACCCCGTCCGGTGATTCGCCAGAATAAACGCGAGTCCCTCGAATCGCCACTCCACGGCAGTGCAGGACGAGAGGTCCACCATGTAGGCATGGCTATAGCCGGAATTGCTGAACCGTGGATTCTTATCGACGCTGCTCAGATTCAGTGTGCCATCCGCCGCAACCTTAGCCCCGACATACGTTACGCTGCCCTCCGTGTTCGGGCGAACCGTGGCTTTATAATACGTCGCCGTAACTAATGCATCGAGGTCCAACACCTGAGAAGATGTGAACGTGAACGTGCTGTTCGCGACACGGAGAATTTGGTCCCCACCATTGGTGGGGTCATCCCAGTTAGCAGCACCACCGAAGTTCGCCGGATTCGTCGCCCATGACGCCCAGTCTGCCAGCGTCGTATGGTCGCCGCCTGATGTGGCAAGCACCCGCGAAGCCATGACTCACCCCACAATTCGAGTCGGGTCGTTGAGGGGGATGTCGCCTGCGGCCTTGTTGAGCATCATGCCGCCTTCCACACGTCTTCGCACCCACCGAAGACGGCGCTCTTGGTCCACAACAACCACGTCCTGCGCCGCGTTGACCGGGCGCCCGAGTCGCAGCACTTCCTCTGCCACAAGCGCGTCAACATCGAACCGCCACAGCCGCTGAGCAATCAGGCGCTCCTGCCCATCCTCCCCAGGCACAGTCCAGGGCACCTCGATCCACCGAACCTGTTCATAGGTCACACCTTCAATGGCGAACCGCAAAACGTGCGGATTCGAAATATGCCAATGCGGCCTTTCCGGCGGCGCCAGCCCCCAGTTCTCGAATGTCTCGCCGGGCTGCGCATCCCACACCGCCACGACCTCGCCACGCTGGACAAGCCGGTCCCTCGGGACCGTGATGTTCCTGAGCAAGTATGGGTCTGTGTAGTAGATACCGCCGTGAACAGTCACACGTTGATTCCTCGCCAGCCAGTGTCGAACTCCGTAACTTCGCCAGTGTAGTCACGCAGGGAGAAACAACACCAGAACTCACCTTCCGCGCACTCGACAGTGGCGCCTCCGACGAGATAGGCGGTCTTCGACACCAACTCAAGCCTATGCCAGCGAGCCTTCTGAATCACGATCCACGGAGACACCTCCACCCCCGGCGGGGTGAACAACTTAGACGCGACCAGCACTTCACCCAGGAACTTCGCCGGGTCGGGTGCGTCTTCCCCCTCCACCCATTCATATTGCTGCACGCGCCAAAGCCCCGCGAGCGGAATCACGGTATGATCGAAATTGTGGAAGTGGTAGCCCACCACAAATCCAATCTCCGCCGACTTGGTGGGCCGGCGGTAGAAATTCCCAGTGGAGGTAATGGTCGTCATGACTCTCTCCGATTCGAATCAGCGCCTCGAATCAAGACATCGTGATCGTCGGCGTGACGTTGAGCGTGTCGCCGGAAGCCACCGAACGCGACGCGGCGAAGTCCGAGACGTTGTAGAGAATCCCCGACGTGCCGGTGTTCACGGTGCAGCAGCCGGCACCCGCGACCGTCGCCGTGGCGTTGATCGTGATGGACACCGCCGTGGCGGTGTTGGTGGCCGTCGTGGTGCCAGTGGTGGTGCCCCAGGTGATCGCCGGGCGGTTGCCCGAATAGGGCGTCACCTCGTCCCAGCCGGCGTTGGAGGCCAGAGTGTCGGCGTTGGCGACGGAGCCCGTGCCCTTCAGCATCAGGAACCACGAAGCGGTGTAGGTGGCGCCCTTGAGGTATTTGTCGAGGATGTCCACCCGCCCCTGGTTGGTAACAAGGTTCTTGGCGGATTCCCGCCACTTCACCTTGCCATCAGGGCCGATGCACTCGACATCGAACACCATCGTGGGGGCCTTGGCGCCGTCGATGATCGAGCGCAGCAGGCGCTCCTTCATCCGCACGCCGAACAGCGGAGCGAACAGCGGGGACAGGAAGGTCAGCTTCATGGAAAGAATCTCCGTTAGGCTGCCGCGATGACGGCAGTGCGGTTCGAGAACTGGACCGTGCGGCCATTCGCGTCGGTGGCCGTGAGGCGGCACTGGAGGATGTGCCCGGCGTCAGCCGCCGCCAGCACACGGGTTGTGCCCGTCGCGCCGGCAATCTCCATGTTCCCACGGAACCACTGTCGGGCGTAGGTAATCGAGCCGCCGCCAGTGGTCCCCGCCCAGACACCGTTGCCGCAGGTGAGCGTCTGCCCCACAGTCGGCGTGCCGGTGGGCGTGGGGACCGTGGTGCAGGCCGGGCCGGCGTTGCGCCCGCGCAGCGTGGCCGACGCCTGCTGCTGGGCATGCGTCCGAAGCGACGCCTCGTCGCGCTCGTAGGCGGTGTAGCCCTCGGAATCGACGCCTTCACGATACCGGAGCAGTCGCTGAGAACGGCCCATAGTGATTCTCCCCTAGAACTCGAATCAGTTACCGATTGCCCGGTAGTAGAACGCAAGGCTCTCGCCCGCCTTACCCCAAACCTTGAATCCGGTCGGGGAAATGGTGCCCACAACTAGAGTGCCGAATCCGTTGTGTTTGGTGGTTCCCGCCCCCACCGTCAGGTGGATGTTCCACACTGCGGTCGGGAATGGGGTCGGAAAGGTGACATCCACCTCACCATCCGCCGTCGCCCCACCACCCCATTTCTCCACAACACCGTTCGGAAGCGTCATCGTCCCGTTGGCGTTCGCAGTGAGCGGGAACTGGGAATAGACGACAGCTTGATTCCCCGACACACCCGCCTTGCCCGCCTCAAGATAGGTCGTGGCCTTCACATAGCCCCCCGCCTCGATGGACGCCGCGACAGACACGCCACCGCCCACCCCAAAGTTTCCGCCGACCGTGGAATGGCTCGTGGTGTGGGTTTCCCCAGTAACCAAGATTCCCTTGCTGCTCGTCTCAAAGACATTTTTGCTGGAGAACTTCGACTGGAACACGCCCTCGACGGTCTGGGTGCCCATCGTGGTCTGGCCGGCGGAATCGAACTTGACGATGTAGGTGCCGCCAACAGTGATTCCGACTTCGTTGGCCGAGGGGCGGAACACGCCGGTGTCGCCGTCCCCCGAGAACGTCACCCCCGGCGCCGTCTTGTCTCCGGCAGGCGCGATGATCGGCACCAGCGCCTCGACCCCGGCGTTCGTCGCGCGGAACCGCTCGTTGCCTGAAGTCACAAGCGACACGGTGTCAGGCGCGGGGTGGCCGAGGCCCGTATTGGAATCGCCGTCGAACGCCAGCGGCGGAGTGGACACCGACGTGGTGTCATCCAGCAGGACCGGACCCACCATCGTGCCCCCGGCCAGGGCCAGGACGCTCCCCTTCTGGGCGAAGCTATCCAGCACGATCCTGGGCAGGCGGATGTCCACCGAGGAACCCGCGAGCCACGTCTGGGCGATGGTCCCATCCTTCGCGCGTTCGACGGTCAGGATGTCACCGGCACGGGCTGTCACTTCCATGATTTCGAAGGCGGAGCCGTTCTGCACCGTGATCGCGACGCGCTGATCCCCGGTCGGGCTGGGGAAGCGCGAGCCGTGCCCAGTCTGCACAGCCAGACTCGTGGCCACGATGGAACACGTGCTGGCGAGGGTGGACGCGGCGTTGTTGGCGAAAGTGTAGGTCACAGGCGATTCCTATCAGAACCGGGGAATCCGCATGAACTGCGTCCCACGCATCCGTGCGGCATCCACTTGCCGGCGCACCCGCGCCTTGGCTCCTTCATACGAAATCTGGTGCGCCCCCGCAAGCTGAAGGTTCGTCCAGGCCACGTTGGGGATGGAGTAGCAGCGAACCAGCAGCCCCTGAAGCAGCGCGTCTTGGAAGGGAAGAATCACGTCGGGCGGCGGCTGGTCAACGTGGACCAACATCGTCAGCCAGACATCGACCGTCAGCGGCTCCGTCAGGCCAGCACTGGGGATGGGGTATACGCGAATCGTGCGGTCGGTCAGCATGCCCGCAGTGGTCGGCGCACCCGTCCGCGTGCGCGTCATCCGCTCCACGCCGGCCATAAGCCCGGCTGCACCGTAGGCCACCGCCTGGACGCCTGCCACCGATTCATAGTCCTCGATGTCCAGGGCATAGTCCTCCTGGCCGGCAACCAGCGCGACGGTCAGCGTGCGGCGCCAGATACGAGTCTCGCGCAGAAACTCGTCGAGCACCCAACGTGCCTCTTGGTCGAGAAGGTCCGGAGCGATTCCCGTCAGCCGTGCGTTCGCCGCACGCTTCACCGCCTCGAACATCAGAATGGGGTCACTCACCGCTTACCTCCTGTCAGGGCGATTCCGAAAGCCCTGAGAAGTTCCATCGCCCGCGAATCGTTGGTGGCTTGGTCGTCGCGCAGTTCCGCACGCCCGACCACATAGTTCACCACCTGGGAGAAATACATGTCGGGGAGGGGCACCTGCACCGCGCTATCAGCCGCCGTGTAGAACGGCACTGGCGCCCGGAACGTCCGCAGGAACAGGTCGGGTCGCAGGCGCCGCGCCTCCCCAACCGCCTCGGACAGATACGTCGCCAACGCGGAATCCGCGTAACGATAGGGCGTCCGCTCGTCCTGAAGAAGTCCGCGCGCCGCCGTGAGCACCTGTGCGACCGTCCGCGCCATGATTCTTCTCACCACCTCGAATCCACATACAGAAACGGCCCGCCCACTCAGGGGCGGGCCGCTCAGTCCCCTCACCCGCAGGTGAGAATCACGACGGGGCGAAGATGCCCGAGGCCGGCTTGGCGACAAGCTGGCAGAGGGCGGTGCCGTCCACCACCTTGCGACCGAAGACCTGAAGGCCGCGCATCAGGTTGCCGAAGGTGCGCTCCGACCGGATCGTCTCCAGCTTGGTCAACTGGGAGGCGAAGGTCAGCGCCGACTTGTGGCCGGCGTAGATGTAGGTCGCCGCGTCCGCGTCGTTGTCGGGCTCGGTGCCGTCGCCGTCGTCGTTGCCGATGCCGTCCGTGTTCGAGGTCGGCAGCAGGTTGCTGGAGAAGATGGTGAAGCGGTCGATCATGCCCAGGCGCCCGTTGCGCATCACGCTGGTGCCGTCGCCGGTCAGCGAGGCGTCGCGCAGTTCCGACCGCTTCAGGAGCGAGCACGCCCAGGCCGGGAACACGATCCACCGGCCCTGCTCGGGGATGTTCTGCTCGTCCAGCACCTGCCCCATCAGGATGATGTAGTCCATGATGTTGGTCTTCGACAGCGACACCGGCGTGCCGGCGGCGGAGCCAGTGCCGGAGGTGCCCAGGTTGATCGCGCCGGTGATCCGGCCCGCCGAAGCACCGCGGTTCGCCGCCACGCACTGGTTCACGAGATGCTTCAGCACATCGCGGTCGATGACGATCTTCATCTGCTCCGAGGCGTCGGCGGACCACTGGTTCATCATGTCCACGTCCATCTGGACCTTCATCACATCGTCGAGGTGCAAGTTGAAATACTTGCCCTTGTCGATGTCCATCTCGATGGTCGGGGCCGAGGGGCGATCCACCAGCAGGTCTTGATTCGCGGAGTAGTCGCGAATCGTGATGGTGGGCCGCTGACGCATGATAACCTTGTCGCCGTGGTTCTTGATCTCGCCCTCGTAGTCGGTGTTCGAGATCGCGGCCAGCACGGTGGCGTCGTAGAACTTCTGGATCAGCTTCGAGGACCAGATTTCGGGGATGAACGTCCCCGCGTAGGCGGTGCTCGGGTCGGAACCCGAGTAGGCGGTGCCAAGGGGATAGGCCATGGAAGCTGCTCCAGAAAATCAGGGTGAACGTGGGGTCAGGATGTGACGCGCCCCTCCCGCTGCGCAGCGGCGATGTCCCGCTCGATCTGGGATGACTCGCCATCCCGTCCAGCATAGACGCCTTTCCGCAGATCAACGTAGAACTGGCGAATCTCGGCGAGCGACCAGTTGCGCTTTCCACCGGGCGCCCCGCCAGAAGCGGGGTTTGGCGCGGTGCTGGGCCTACCAGGGGCGGCGAAGTCGGCCAGCGAGGGTGCCGGGGCTGCCTGGACTGCCGGGGCGGTGGGCTGTGCCCCCGTGCCCGGTGCCGGCGTGCTCGGCGCCGCTGCCGTATTCCGCGACCCCGAGGCGCCCCGCTGGTTCAGGAACGCCTCAAAGACCTTGACGACGCCGGCATCATCACGATTCGTGGCGCGCTTGTAAAGCGCATTTTTGCGCGGCTCGCCAAAAAGTTCGTCCTGTTCCTCCAGCCATGCAGTGAACGCGGGGTCCGCATCCACATCACGCCACGCCGGCATGCGTTCGGTGAGGCGGTCGTAGAACATGTCCTGCTCGGTCTTCTGGACCTTGGCGTTGGTCGTGCCCAGATTCCCCTCCACACGGGCGAATCGCGCCTCCGTCGCCGTCAGCAGCGCGTTGAGCCGCGCCTCGACCTTCGGCATGAGGAAGCGTTCGACCATGGCGAACATGTCCTCGCCATACTGCTCGATTTCGGAATCGGTCAGCGGCGTGTAGGCAGGGACTGCCGGAGTCGCCACTGTGTCCAGAGCCTTCAGGCGCTCGGACGCCTCCGCAAGCTGACGCTCCATGGCGACGCGGAGTTCCCGCTCACGCGGCAGTTCCGCCTCGTAGCGCCCGCGCCACGTCCGCAGTTCCTGCGTCAGCCGGTCAACTTCGGCACGCAGCAGCGTCATGGCGTCAGAGGACGCCTCGGCAGGGGGCGATGCCAGAGCCATTGGCTCCGGCGCGGGCTGCATCCCTTCGCCCCCTGCCTTGGCCGGGGCGGCGTTCGCCACCTCGGTGCTCGCCGGAGCCTCCCCCTGTGGGACCTCGGCGGGCGGGGTTGCGGGAGCAGCGGCGCGCGCCGCCAACTCCCGAATCATCTGGTCGGCCCGATCAGCCGCCGCAACGACAGCGAGCGGGGTGTCGGTCCCCATCCCCATACGCGGGATGGTGGCCTCGGCGGTCTGGGAATCACTCATAGGGGGGTTCCTTTCTGATGCTTCGCGGCCAATGCAGCGGCGCGCGCAAGCCTCGTTTCAGCATGGGTGAGGCGTTCATGGAAGGTGCGTGCCATGCCTGCCGCACCCTGCGCCTGCTGGAGCACGAACGGCGTGTCCGCCACCATCATGGCGTCTACGCACTCCTGCACTTCGGCGCCCAGCGCCGCGAGAAACAGGTCTGCGAGGCGGGCATCCATCCGGCGGATCGCAAGAAATGCAGTTTCCAGCGCCGCCGGCTTGGTGTCAGGGGGATTCATCGGGCTACTTCTTCTTGGGCATCTTCTTCGGCACCGCCGCGACGGCAGCGGAGGGCTTCATGCCGGCCATCGGCGCCTTGACGCCGCTGGGGCCACCCTTGGCGATGCCGGGCAGCTTGCCGGTGGAGACGGGGTTCTTGAAGGGGTTCTTCGCCATATCAGTCACTCCGGGGCCTGTTGCTGGAGATTCACGCGCGGACCCTGAATCGCGCGTGGTCCTGTGTTCTCGCCGCCGCGCTGGGCTCCCTGTGTCTGGGCGCCTTCCTCGGGCGAGATTCCTGACATGGCGCTACCTGCGCCGACCCGCATCATCGCGGCAACTTTGGCCTGCTCTCGCTTGCGCAGTTCGTCGTTGGTCGGGACGATGGATTCTCCATCCAGCCCAACCCCGCTGGTGACGGCACGGAGAAGCGTCCCGCGCCCGGCCATGCCGACGATTTCAAGGTCGGTGGGGTTCGCTGTGGCCTGGAGAAGTTCGATCTGGCGCTGGCGCTCCAACTCGCGCTGCATGGCCACGGATACACCCTTCACCATGATTCGCTCGTCGCCGCGCAGCTTGCCGGTCGTGTCGGTCATCATCACGATGTCGTAGAGATACTGGAGCAGCGGCTCGAAGATATCCGTGTCCACGTTGCTCGCGACGGTCTGGAGCATCTTCGTGGCGTTGCCCATGAGCATCGACAGCCCGCTCGCCGTGCGGCCTGCGCCACCCATGCGCTCGCTGCCGGTGGTGTAGCGAGGAATCGCGCTGATTTCATCTCCGATCTGCGTCACCTTCTCGTAGACCGCGAGAAACTGCTGCGCGTTCGAAGCCGGCTGGAAGAACTTCACCGGGTCCGACGCCTGGACTCCAGGGCGGGGCGAGAATCGCCATACCCGCCAGGGCCACACGCGGTCGGTGTTCTCCGACGCATCGAGCAGCGATTCGTTGATGGCCACCTGCGGGCCGGAGGACATTGCCATGTTGTTCACGGTCGCCCGCAGCGCGGCGTTGCCGACATCCTGAATGTCCGCCAGCATGTCGGGCACGGCGTTGCCCACCATGGTGCCGGGCACCTTGTCGTAGCTGGTGATGAAGAACGGCGGGCGCTCGCGCGGGCTGGGCGAAAGCTGCACCTTGATGACGTATTGCCCGATCATCCAAAGCTGAACCGCGTAGTCCAACACCTCGTCGGGCACATCCTTGGTGGACATGCCCCAGAGACGAAGCAGCCGACCGGGAATCGACCCATGATACTCCAGCACGTCATACATGCCGGAATCGTTCATCTGAGGGTCTTCCCGACTCTCCAGATCGGCCCGAGTCGCATCCGCCGTGTCGGGCGATTCCGTATGTCCCCGCGAGTAGTGTTCCAGCACGAGACGAATCTGGTCCTTCCGGTAGCCGGGAACATCCAGCATGGCGTTCAGTTCTGCGCGGGACTTCCGGTCCCGAAAGATGAAGTCGGCGGATTCGGGCGTGGCCGCGCCGGGCGACCACCAGATGTCGAACGGGCTCACCCGCTTCCAGAACATCCGGGCCACCGGCTTCTTCACCAGCTTGGCCGGGCCGCTCGTCTGCTTCTCCCAGGTGATCGTGTTCGTCATGTAGACGATGGGGCCACGGATGCAGGCGAAGGGGAACAGCGGCAGGTCCGTCAGGAACTCGGCCAGGGCCTTATAGAATCCGCCCTCCACCAGCATGTCGTCGAGATGCTTACGGGCCTCGTCGGCCTCCGCACGCGCCTTCTTGATTCGGCCTTGCTCCACCAGCGCGTCGAGTTCCAGCTTGCGCGCCGCCATGTCCTGCTCGGTCGGGGGCATCACAGGCATGCCCGTCTCGGGGTCAGTCAGCCCCTGCGCAGCGCCGTCCGCAGCCACCCCCACCTCGGCAGTCATCAAGGCTTCGACCGCGCCAGCCGCCTCGTCGGGCAGCGTCGGAACCGGCGTCGGCTCGATGTCCCACGGACGATTCACCGCGTTCAGGTAGATGTCCCGCAGCATCGCGGAGGATGCCCGGCACTTCACCGCCACGATCCGGGCGTAGACCTCGCTGCCGCCATATTCTCGAATCGCTGTCAGCTTCTCCGGCTCGTATTCGCCGTTGAACATCCGCAGCGCGGACAGCAGCCGGTTGGTCCATCCTGAAGCGCCGTTGCGATGGTTCTTCATCGTGTCGAACTGCCGGCGGATGAACGCCGCCAGATCGTCCATGGCTGGCTCCAGCCGCGCCTCCAGCTTCGCGCGAGCGCGCTCGGCCATGTCGATCTGTTCCTGGGCGTTGAGCGCAGCCGGCGAAATCACACGCAGGAGCCCGCCCGTGGAAGACACGGTGCCTACCGCACCAGGGTCCATCAAGCCCCCCATCATGGGCGCGGTGGGGGGCGGAACCGGACTGTTCATCGAAGCGGACATTCGGTTGCCTTTGCGCGGACAAGAAGTCAAATTGATTTCTAGTCGGGAACTCCCCCACCCCGCAAGAGGTATCCATGGCACGAAAGTCCAAGACTCCCACGCGCGAGGACGTATTCCTCCCAGAACCGCCTTCAGCGGCCCTTTTCGATGCCTCCTACGCCTCTCTGGCGCGGGAAATCGCACAGGACATCCGCCTTCCGGCAGACATCCTCCCGAACTACGGCTTCACAGGCCCGGATGACCCCGCCTGGATCGCCCTCCAGAAGTCCCACGACTTCGTTCACCTGCTGATTCAGGCGGCTCGGGAGTGGAACGCGGCGGATTCGACCGCCAAACGCATCCGCTACAAGGCCCTCGCAAGCCTGGAACTGGTCATCGCGGAGATGCACGTCATCGCGATCACCCATACGAGCGCCGAAAGGCGAATCGAAGCCGCAAAATTCATCAAAGACCTCGCCGGATTCGGTGGGAATGGCGGAATCGGCGGCACTGGGGCGTTGGAAGGCTCCGGCGGGGTGTCCATCACCATCAACATCGGTGAAAAAGTGGTTCGGGCGCAGCTTTCGCAGCCGAAAACCATCGATTCGCAGGCGGAGGAAGTGCAGTGAGCGGCGCCAGTTCGGTTGGGAAGAACATCAGCTACACCGCCTCCCCCACGGTGGCCAATTTCATGCACTCGGACAGCTTCGTCCGATTCATTCTGGGGCCTGTTGGCTCCGGAAAGACGACCGGGGCGCTTTTCGAGGTGCTGCGGCGGTGCTGCGAACAGGCTCCCGGTCCTGACGGGCTGCGTCGGACCCGATTCGTCATCGTCCGAAACACCCTCCAACAGATGACCTCGACGGTGCTGAAGGAAATCCAGCACTGGTTGGGCGACATCGCCCACTACAAGGTCACGGACAAGGTGGTGGAAATCCGTGCCGGCGACATCTACAGCGATTGGCTCCTGATTCCACTCGACACACCCGAAAACCAGCAGCGGCTGCTCTCGCTCCAGCTTACCGGCGCCTGGGTGAACGAGTTCATCGAGTTGGACCCCGACCTGATCGATTCCATCACGGGCCGGCTCTGGCGCTACCCTTCAGCGGCGCAGGGCGGAGCCACATGGTCGGGAATCATCGGTGACTCCAACATGCCGAACGCCGGCTCGCGTTGGCACGAGTTGATGGAGGTCAACCGCCCGAAAGCCTGGGAGGTGTTCTACCAGCCCGGCGGACTCGAATCCAACGCGGAGAATCTGAACTACCTCGCCCAGACGGCGGAGACGCTGAAGCTGCCGCTGGATCATCCCGACCGGCTGGCGCGCGGACGCCTCTACTATGAACGGCTGGTGGGCGGCGCCCCGAACTGGGTGAAGCGGTATGTCCACGCGAAGTTCGGTGATGATCCGGACGGCACCCCGGTGTTCCGCGAGACGTTCAACAAGGACTGGCACGTCGCCAAGGCGCGCATCGAACCCAGCGTCGGCCTGCCCCTCACCGTAGGCCAGGATTTCGGACGTAATCCCTGCTCGCTGATCTGCCAGATGAACCATCGCGGCCAGCTTCTCGTGCTGCGCGAGGTGGTGGCGCAGAACATGAGCCTGGAGATTCACCTGCCGCAGAACCTGCGCCCAGTGCTGTCCGCCGACGAGCGGCTGCTCGGCAAGCGTGTCATCATGGTGGGCGACCCGTCAGGCGGGGCCAAGAGCGACCTGATCGAGATGAACGCCTTCGGATTCTTGGAATCACATGGGTTCAACGCCTATCCGGCGCCGACCAACCTGCTGGAGCCGCGCCTCTCGGCGGTGGAGGCTCTGCTGGCCCAGACGATCAAAGGCGAGCCCATGCTGCTGATCGACCCGGAAGGCTGCCCGAATCTGGTCGCGGCGCTGCACAGCCGATACCTGTTCGGTAAGCGCAAGGATGGGGAGACGCGACCGCTGCCGGAGAAGAAGCACCCGTGGTCGGACCTTGCCGACTGCCTCCAATATGTCGCGCTCTGCGTCCAGGGCGGCTACCAACAGCAGATTCAGATGGACATGCTGCGGCGCACCGACCCTAACCGCGTGCGCAGGCCGGCGCCTCGCGTGGCGGCTTGGACCTAGACGGGCCTCGGCGGGAAAGGAGATGGTGGTGGCGGCGGTGAGGGCGGTGCCTGCCACTCAACGGTGGCGGGCATGTTCCATTTCAGAGTGGAAGACCCTTCCGCCGTGACAGTCCACGGGCTCGTCGCTTCAACGTAGCAGAATCGCCCGTCAGGCAACGTCATGCGCGCACGGACCACAAGACCCGTGCCGCAGTTCGCCAGCCGGTGATTCGCGTAGGGCCATATCTTACCGTAGGCCAGGACTTCCCCAGTGGCGCCCAGGCACTCAGCCCAGAAACCCGTCTCGGTGACGTTGTGGGGATCGTTCATGATTCCTACCCCGGTTCCGAATCAGCCGGGCGGTTCTGCGCCTGCACCCAGGCCATGAGGTCGTCCCAGGTGGAGAAGGCGTGGACATACGCGGACGCGCGGTGCCCCTCATATTGCAGCACCGAGCCTTCCATCAGCATCCAGCCAGTCTTAGCCTTCGTGACCTGAAAATCGCCCAGCATCATCGGCACCCCCACGTCACCCGCCGCGTCACGGATGCGACCCTCGCGGTTCCGCCGCGACAAAGCCACCTCCACCACTGAATCTACCACCGGATCGGACATCAGGTCCGTGTGGTCGTCCTTCATCCCATCAGGTCCGAAATGGGCGTGCCCGAGGGCGTCCCCGGCTTGGCAGCCTGTGCCGATGCGCTGCGCACCCAAGGCGACTCCGGCTTGGCGACGGCACGGATGAGGTGGGAGAACCCCTGTTCGAAGTGGGTGCGCGCCATGTTGAGTTGCCGCTGCGTCTCCACGTAGGAGAGCATGTCCTGATTCCCCTTGGCGTGGGAATCATAGGGGGTGCCCTTCGCTTTCGCTTCCTTCGCCGCCTTGGCGTCCGCCTCGGCGTCCCGCATCATGGTGGCACCCAGCAGCCCCTTCACCGCATACCATAGGTCCGCCACGCCGGCCTCACCATGTTTGATGCGATTCATCAGGGCCACTTCCGCTTCGGTGAGGTCGCGATAGCCCTTGATGTGCTTGTGCTGGTTGTCCATGGACTCGAACTTTCTGGGGGAA